CACTTTGGACCTGCTCAAGACTTGGGAATCGGAGAAAATTCAGGTTTTGGGCCGTGATTCACTGCTGGATTTCGTCGATCACGTGTATCCGGGCTACAAAGTAGGCCCACATCACCGCAGACTGGCTCGTATTTTTGAAGAAATAGCTGCCGGACGCAAAAAACGGGTGATTGTGAACATCGCACCGCGCCACGGTAAGTCAGAATTGATCTCGTACCTCGCCCCGGCGTGGTTTTTGGGCAAATTCCCCCATAAAAAGATCATCATGGCCTCCCATACATCCGATTTGGCCGTTAATTTCGGTCGTCGGGTGCGAAATCTGGTGGGATCGGACCTCTACAAAGACATTTTCCCGCAGGTTGACCTGCAAGCGGACTCAAAATCGGCCTCGCGCTGGGGGACTAACTCCAATGGTGAGTATTTTGCTATCGGTGTTGGAGGTGCTCTCGCTGGTAGGGGCGCTGATCTTTTCATTATTGACGATCCTCACTCTGAGCAAGACGCAAAAACCGGACGACCGGATGTTTTTCTTCCTGCTTGGGAGTGGTTCCAGTCTGGCCCTCTTCAGCGCCTTATGCCGGGTGGTGCGATCATTATTGTGATGACTCGGTGGTCCAAATTGGACCTGACGGGGCAGTTAATTGCTCAAATGGCCAAGGAAGAGGACGTTGATCCGTGGGAGATCGTCGAGTTCCCTGCCATATTGAACGACAAACCCCTGTGGGGCGACTTCTGGTCTATTGAAGAGCTGCTGTCCAAGAAGGCAGCGATGGACCCGCGTTACTGGCAGGCTCAGTACATGCAGAACCCTGTCTCGGAAGAGGGGGCACTAATCAAACGCGAGTGGTGGCAGATATGGGACAAAGATACTCCGCCTCAGTGCGAGTTCACCATTATGTCTCTGGATGCAGCGCAGGAGAACAACAACCGCGCTGACTATAACGCGCTGACTACGTGGGGCGTGTTCTTCAATGAAGAGACAAAAAACTTCAATATCATCTTGCTCAACGCCATAAAGAAGCGCATGGAGTTCCCGGACCTCAAGAAGATGGTGCTTGAGGAGTACACAGAGTGGGAGCCTGATGCGTTTGTGGTGGAGAAAAAGTCCAACGGTGCGGCGCTGTACCAAGAAATCAGGCGTATGGGCGTGCCTGTCGGTGAGTTTACGCCGGGTAAGGGACAGGATAAGATCACCCGTGTCAACGCTGTTTCTGACTTATTTTCTTCGGGCATAGTCTGGGCACCTGATCGCAGGTGGGCCAGAGAGGTCATTGAGGAGTGCAATGACTTTCCATCAGGGACAAATGATGACTTGGTGGACTCGACCACACAAGCCCTGCTTCGCTTCAGGCAGGGGGGCTTTATACGCCTGCCCAGTGATGAGCCAGAGGAAGAGCGGTTTTTCAAAAGTCACCGCAGAGAGCGGTTCTACACGGTTTAAGGACGCATCATGGCAATGGAAAAAAGTTTATACGCGGCCCCGGAAGGGTTTATGGACTCGCCCTCAGAGTCAGAGCTAATGGAAATCGAGATCGAGGACCCCGAGTCAGTACACATCGGTCTAGGCGATATGGTCATTGACCTCAAGCCACAAAAAGAAACCGATGAAGACTTTGATGCCAATCTTGCGGAGTACATGGACGCGAGTGATTTGGACTCACTTGGCAATGAACTTGTTGAAGAGTTCACCAAGGACATCATGGACCGCAAGGAGTGGATGCAGACCTATGTTGAGGGTCTGAAACTGCTGGGTCTGAAGTACGAGGAGCGCACGGAGCCGTGGTCTGGAGCTTGTGGTGTATTTCACCCAATGCTCACTGAGAGCGTGGTCAGGTTCCAGAGCGAGGGCATTACTGAGACGTTCCCGGCGATGGGGCCGGTCAAGACGGTCATTATTGGTAAAGAGACCCCGGAGGTAGAAGAAGCTGCCGCTCGCGTGCGCGACGACATGAACTACCAGCTCACCGAGGAGATGCCTGAGTACCGGCCAGAGCATGAGAAGCTGCTGTGGAACCTGCCCATTGCGGGTTCTGCGTTCAAGAAGGTGTACTACGACCCGAGCATTGGGCGTCAGGCGGCGGTGTTTATCCCTGCCGAGGACATCGTTGTGCCATACGGCGCATCTAGTATTGAGAAGGCTGAGCGCGTTACGCACGTGATGCGTAAAACTGAGAATGATGTGGCCAAGCTCATGGAGGCTGGCTTCTACATGGACATTGACCTCGGTGAACCGTCACATGAGTTGGACGACATCGAGAAGCAGAAGGCCGAAGAGATGGGCATGTCTGCTATTCAGGACGACCGCTACCGCGTCCTTGAGATGCACGTGATGTGGGACCTGCCGGGGTACGAGCACAAGAATAAAAAGGGCAAACCCACGGGCATCGCGCTGCCGTATGTGATCACGATTGAAAAAGGCACACGCAAGGTGCTGGCCATTCGGCGCAATTGGTACGAGGGAGATAAGCTGCACCTCAAGCGTCAGCACTTCGTGCATTACCAGTACATTCCGGGCTTTGGGTTCTATGGCTACGGCCTGATCCACTTGATCGGTGGCTATGCAAAGTCTGCCACCATGCTGGTTCGTCAGCTTGTTGATGCTGGCACTCTCTCAAATCTTCCCGGTGGTTTGAAGAGCCGTGGGCTGCGGGTCAAGGGTGATGACACTCCCATCGCACCGGGTGAGTTCAGGGATGTGGATGTGCCCTCGGGGTCCATCCGCGACAATATTCTGCCACTGCCATACAAGGAGCCGAGTCAGGTTCTGTACACGCTGTTTAATCAGATCGTGCAGGAGGGTCGTTCGTTCGCGTCTTCAGGCGATATGAATGTGAGCGACATGTCGTCGCAGGCCCCTGTGGGGACAACGCTGGCGTTGCTTGAGCGTCAGCTCAAGGTGATGGGCGCTGTTCAAGCGCGGATGCACTTCTCGATGAAACAGGAGTTCAAGCTCCTCAAAGTCATCATCGCTGACTACACCCCCGATGAGTATGACTACGAGCCGGTTGAAGGCTCGCGTAAAGCCAAGAAGTCTGACTACGACATGGTCGATGTCATCCCGGTAAGCGACCCCAACGCCGCCACGATGGCCCAGAAGATTGCCACGTATCAGGCGGTCTTCCAGCTCGCTCAGTCTTCGCCTCAGCTCTACAACATGCCACTGCTCCACCGGCAGATGATTGAGGTGCTTGGGATCAAGAACGCGGCCAAACTTGTGCCGATGGAAGATGATCTGACACCGACTGACCCGGTGCAGGAGAACCAGAACCTGCTGACCAACAAGCCGGTCAAGGCGTTCATTGAGCAGAACCACCAAGCACACATCCAAGTGCATATGGCTGCGATTCAGAATCCCAAGATTCAGCAGATCATGCAGGGCAATCCAATGGTTCAGCAGATCATGGCCGCAGCGATGGCTCACATCAACGAACACATTGCAATGGAGTTCCGTCGTCAGATTGAAGAGGCGATGGGCATGGTGTTGCCGGGTGAAGAAGCTACCAAGCAGATTCCCCCAGAGATGGCCGACCAGATTGCCATCAAAGCAGCGCAGGCAGCTCAACAGATCACCCAGCGTGACCAGCAGGCTCAACAGCAGCAGCAAGCCCAGCAGCAGATGCAGGACCCGGTCATTCAGATGCAGATGCAGGAGTTGCAGCTCAAGATGAAAGACCTTGAACTCAAGGCTCAGAAGCAGACGATGGACGCCGCAGCTAAGGCAGACCAGCTTGAGCTTGAGTTGGCACGCATCGAGGCCCAGAAAGAAATTGCAGCCATGCAGGTTGCAGCCAACTCCGCCTCCCAGCGGGAGAAACTCAACAAGAGTATGGAGATAGAAGGAGCCAAGCTTGGCGTGCAGATTGCCAAGGAAAAAGCGCAAGCCAACCGTCCGCAAAGACAACCCGAGAGGAGTAAAGCCTGATGTCCGATGAAATCCGAGTGCTTGCACTCGTGCAGAAAGAGATTGAGAAGATTCGCCAAGAGCAGATTGCTTATTTGGCTGCAAGCAGAGCTGATACGTTTGAAGAATACAAAAAGGTCTGTGGGGTAATCCGGGGTCTGAACCTCGCAGATCATGTAATTAATGACCTCGTGCAAAGGATGAACGATGACTGAGTTTGATGTGTCCGCAGTAGACCTCTCTGGAGTACTCAACAAGAGCGCCGAAGAGAAAGCCAAGCAGCTTCCTGACCCCAAAACGTACCACATGCTCTGTGTTGTACCGGAGGCGATGGAGGAGTATGCGGACAGCGAAGTCGGCTTGATTAAAGATGCCAAGACCATGCACTACGAGGAGGTGCTGACCCCCGTATTGTTTGTGGTCAAGCTGGGACCGGACTGCTACAAGGACACCACCCGCTTTCCAAACGGACCGTCTTGCAAAGAGGGTGACTTCGTCATCGTGCGACCCAATTCAGGCACCCGCTTGAAGATTCATGGCCGAGAGTTCCGCATCATCAATGATGAGTCGGTTGAGGCTGTTGTTGAAGACCCGCGTGGAATTAGCCGCGCTGCATAAGGAGTAACACATGGCATCGCAAAAGTTTGAGGGCGATACTTTCGAGTTCCCCGACGAAAAGGAAGAGAAATCCAAGTTTAAGGCTGATGAGCCTGAGCTGAAGATTGAGATTGAAGACGACACGCCCCCACAGGACCGTGGTCGTAAAGCTGCTCCGCCTCCGGATGAGCTGACGGACGAAGAGTTGAACTCGTACGACGAAAAAGTTCAGTCGCGTTTCAAGAAATTTACTCGTGGATATCACGACGAGCGCAGGGCCAAAGAGCAGGCTATGCGGGAAAAAGAGGCGGCAGAAGAGTTTGCTCGCAAGGTCTATGAGGACAATAAGCGGCTCCAAGAGCAGCTTTCTTCGGGCAGTAAAGCCTACATTGAGACCTCAAAAGGCGCTGCTCAGACAGAGCTGGAAGCAGCCAAGGACAAATATCGCAAGGCATATGAATCTGCTGACGCTGACGCAATCGTAGAGGCGCAGGAGGCAATTGCCAAAGCAACCGTAAAGCTGGACAAAGCTGAAGGTATGAAACCCATTGAGGTTGAAGAACGCGATAACTTTGTTCCGGCCAAAGCCGAACCCGCTGCACCTCAGATTAGCCCTCGTACCAAACGCTGGATCGAGAAAAACAGCGATTGGTTCGGTCCAGATGAAGAAATGACTCTCGCCGCAATGGGTGTTGACAAGAAGCTGCAACGAGAGTATGGTGCGGATTATGTTGGTACGGAAGAGTATTTCCAGACCGTTGACCGTACTATGCGAAAAAGATTTCCTGAGTATTTTGAAGCTCAGAGCGAAGAGGAAGATGACCAGCCTCAACGAAAGAGGTCAGCCCCGGTTGAGGAGGATGACGAACCTCCACGCCGTGCCCCAAAATCCGCTGCGGTGGTAGCTCCGGCTTCCCGCAGTTCGTCGCCTAACCGTATCAAGCTGAAGCAGTCTCAAGTTGATCTTGCAAGAAAACTCGGGATTACTCCAGAACAATACGCCAAACAGGTTGCTTTGCTTAGTAGAGGTTAATGATGGATCAACAAGCTCAAACGGCCGTCGCGCCGCGTCAAAATCGTTTGTCTCGGGAGATGGAATCTCGGTCGGCTACCATGCGTCCTCAAGCATGGCGTGCCCCGGAAGTCCTGCCTTCACCAGATGACCGCCCCGGATGGAAACATCGTTGGGTACGACTCTCGACGCTGGGTCAAGCTGATCCAAGTAACATTTCTAGTAAGCTGCGTGAGGGGTATGAACCCTGCAAAGCAGAGGACTACCCCGAGATGATGATGTACGCCACTACCGAAGGCCGCTTTAAAGGCGGCGTCGAGATGGGCGGGTTGTTGCTTTGCCGTATTCCTTCTGAGTTTTTGGAGCAGCGTATGAAACACTACGACAACCAAAACAAGGCTCAGGTGGACTCGGTGGACAACAGTTTCCTCCGTGAAAATGATCCGAGGATGCCTCTCTTTTCCGAGAAGCGTTCCAAGGTCACTTTTGGTTCTGGTTCTTAATTTAGGAGTCTTAAATGGCTTATCCCACCGTTGACAAGCCGTATGGCTTGAAGCCGATCAATTTGATCGGTGGTCAGGTGTTCGCCGGACAAACTCGCCAATACCAAATTAACCCTGCCGGGTTTGCTGGTAACATCTTTAATGGAGATGTGGTCAAGATTGTTTCGACGGGCTATGTTGAAAAAGATACTGGTCAAGCGACCGCCACCCCTGTTGGTGTTTTCATGGGTTGTTCCTATGTCAACGCTCAGGGTCAGACGATCTTTGCCCAGTACTACCCCACGGGCTACGCAGCTCCGACGGGTACCGTCATTACCGCTTACGTTGCAGATGATCCGGATCAGCTCTTTAAGGTTGTTCTGGTTTCTGGCGCTACGGAAGATGGCAACGGCCTGACCCCGACCTATCTGGGTCGCACTGTGATTGGTTCCAACGCTGAGCTGGTGCAAAACACCGGCGTTGTCGCAACTGGTAATAGCCGCATCGGTATTTATACCGCTGCTGGTGCTACCACCACGGCTTCGTTGCCCATTCGTATCATCGACGTTGTGCCTGACACCGCAAATGCGTCTGGTAATTTCGTCGAGGTGATCTGCAAGTGGAATGCTCCGTATCAAGATGCGGGCGGCGCTTTGCTTGGCGGTCATCAATACCTCAACCCGACTGGCGTCTGATCTAAGGAGTAAATTAACATGGCTATTTCACGCGCACAACTGCTGAAAGAGCTGCTCCCCGGTCTGAACGCCCTGTTCGGCATGGAGTACGCTCGCTACGGCGAAGAGCACAAGGAAATCTACGAGACCGAGACTTCCGAGCGTTCGTTTGAAGAGGAAACCAAACTGTCTGGCTTCTCCGCCGCTCCGGTGAAGAACGAGGGCAGCGCAATTGCCTACGATAACGCGCAAGAGGCTTGGACCACTCGATATAACCACGAAACCATCGCTCTGGGTTTCTCGATCACCGAAGAGGCGGTTGAGGATAACCTGTACGACAGCTTGTCTGCTCGTTACACCAAAGCTCTGGCTCGTGCTATGTCGTACACCAAGCAAGTCAAGGGCGCGGCTGTGTTGAACAACGGCTTCTCCGCTACCTACCCCGGTGGTGACGGTAAAGCTCTGTTTGCCACGGATCACCCGCTGGTTTCCGGTGGCGTTAACAGCAACACCCCATCTACCCAAGTTGATTTGAACGAGACTTCTCTGGAAGCCGCCGTTATTCAGATCGCCGCTTGGACGGATGAGCGTGGCCTGCTGATCGCCGCTAAGCCCAAGAAGCTGATTGTCCCCCCGGCCCTGATGTTCGTTTCCAAGCGTCTGCTTGATACCGAACTGCGTGTGGCTACTGCTGATAACGACATCAACGCTATCAAGCAGATGGGCGCAATCCCTGAAGGTTACACCGTTAACCACTTCTTGACCGATCCCAACGCTTGGTTCCTGACCACTGACGTTCCTAACGGTTTGAAGCACTTCGTCCGTACCCCGCTGCAAAACAGCATGGACGGTGACTTTGATACCGGCAACGTGCGCTACAAGGCACGTGAGCGTTACAGCTTCGGCTGGTCTGACCCGCTGGGTATGTTTGGTTCGTCGGGTTCGACCTGATGAGTCTGAAAAGGGGGCCTTGTGCCCCCTTTTCTTTTGGTGTATATTGCTTTTATTCCGGGGTCCCCGGTGTTCTGAC